TTCAGTAATCTTTTTTAAAGGGTTTAGGCAACAAGAAATTGTCAACATAAAAGGGCTTGAAGGTGTTGATATTCTTTGGATTGATGAGGCTGAAACAGTTACTAAACGTGCCGTGGATGTAATTGTTCCGACAATTCGTAAACAAAATTCTATAATCATTTTTACAATGAATAGATATGTTAAAAATGATGCTGTTTATGAATACTGCACAAAAAGAAAAAAGTGTTTACATATTCATATAAATTATTTCGATAATCCATTCTGCCCGCAAAAAAATATTGAAGAAGCAGAAGAATGCAAAAGAACTAATTTATCTGATTATAATCATATCTGGTTAGGGTTACCATTGGAACAAGGTCTTAATTATTTGGTTTCTTCTGAAAAAATTGAAGAAGCTTTAAATTTAAAATATAACAATGAAAAACATTCAACAAATATTGTTATGTCTGTTGACTTCGCAGCTTGCGGTGGTGATTTATGCGTAGCTAAAAAGATTGTTCAACAATCTACAACCGTTTGGGAAGATGTTGAAACCGTTACTTGGACATCTGCCGATACAGATGTTACCAAAGGGAAAGTAATGAATCTATATGCTAAATGGCAACCAAATGTATTGATCGGTGATGCTGATGGTTTGGGTTATCCAATAATGTGTTCATTGAAAAATTCACTTGAAAATGTCGTGATGTTTCGTGGGGCTTTGCAAGCTAAAAAACCTACTAATGGTAATGCCAGAGCTGACGGTTATATGGCTCTTAAGGAAATGCTTGAGGGTGGTTATTTAAAACTTAATTGTCAAAACACAGCAAGACAAATTGAGTACATGAAAACAAAATGGAGTCCTACATCTGGTAAAGTTTTTATCTTGGATAAAAAAGAAATTAGAAAAGAACAAAATGAATCTCCGGATTTTGCTGATACTTTGATGATGGCCATTTATGGGATTTTTTATTATCCACAATATTTCTTGAGTCCGCAAGGGAAAAATAATATTACGGATTTCAAAGTTGAATCAGATTTTGATATATACGCAGACTAAATATGAAAGGATATTGTTATGTGTTCAACTCCTAAAGCTCCAAAAGTTGATGATACTCCAATAGAAACTGTTGCTACTCCAACTTTGGCTGATGCATCCGTTTCTAAAGCATCTACAAATACTCGTAATAAAGCAGCTTCTTTGGCTAGCAGAAATATTAAAACTTCTGCCAGAGGTTTGTTAGATGAAGTAACTACTACGAAAAAAGGTTTGTTAGGTGAATAATGATGAAAAGAAAAGGTTTAGATGTTGAAGAAAAAAATCTTAATGAGCTAAAAGTTCATAAACCTAAAGATTTTTCTTATACAACTAAATATTTTAATACTAAAAAAGCTCAAATGGATATGGTGTTTAATCAAATATTACCTGACCTTAGAGAATTGTCTGAGTTCTTTGCCCCTAGAATGAGCCGTTTTTTAGTTAATGACGTTAATAAACCTATTAAACGATCTAAAAAAGTTATCAATTCAATTACTCTCACAGCGGTTAAAAATTTTGCCTCAGGGATGCAATCTGGTGCAACTTCTGCAGCTAATCGTTGGTTTAAAATTCAGATGAAGAATAAAAAGTTGAATGATGTACATGATGTTCGGGTATGGTGTTCTCAAGTTGAAGATCTTTATAGGCGTATTTATTCATCTTCAAATTTTTATCAAAATATGCTAGGTGTTTATAAGCAGTTAGGAACTTTTGGTTTTGCTGTTTTATTGATGGAATCAGACTATAAAACAGTTGTTAATTTTAAACTTTTACCGATTGGTTCTTATCGCTATGCCAAAGATCATAGAGGTGATGTTGATACTGTTTGTCGTCATTTTAAAGAATATGCAAAAAATATCGTCGATAAATATGGATATGAAAATTGTTCTGAATCTGTAAAAACAGCTTATGATAATGGTTCAGATTCTCAGTTTGAATTGGTGTACTTTGTAGAACTAAATAAACAATATAATCCTAATTCTCCGTTATCTAAATATAAAAAATATATATCGGCAACCTATATCGCAGGTGAAGATAAATTTCTTAAATTGTCTGGTTTCGATAAATTCCCGTTTGCAGTTTTTGAATCAGAAGTAAATGGAGAAGATGTTTATCCTTCAAATTGTCCAGGTATCGATGCTCTTCCTGATGCTAGACAGTTGATGATGGAAACAAAAGAGTTTTCTAAAGCTTTGAAAAAGATTGTTACTCCATCATATAAAGGTCCTGCATCTTTACAAAAATATAAAGGACTCATGGATGCTCCAGGACAAATTGTCCCTGAAGATGAAAATGGTCGTGGCTTATCTCCAATGTATGAAGTGAAGCCTCAAGTGTTGGAAATTAGTAATCATATTGAAAAATTAGAAGATGTTATTAAACAACATTTTCATAACGATATGTTTGCCGTCATTCTAAATACAGCAGAACGAGGTAGAACAGCAACAGAAGTTAATGAAATAAAAGAAGAAAAAATGGTTCTTCTTTCTCCAATATTAGATCAAGTTCATAAAGGGTTGCGATCTGTTCAAGATTTTGTTTTTGCTGAAACTATTGAAACAGAAATCCTACCATTACCACCAAAAGTTATTCAACAAGAAGAAATGGAAACTGAATTTGTTTCAGCTCTTGCTCTTGCTCAAAAAGTTAAAGGAATAGCAAGCATTGAAAGATTTACGACATTTACAACAAATATTGCTATGGCTATTGACCCGACTTTATTGAAAAAAATAAACGGAGATAAAATAGTTGATGATTATGCTGAGATTGCAAATGTTAATCCAGAATATGTTGTACCTACTGAGGAAGTTAATAAGTATCGTGAACAACTGGCTCAGCAACAAGCTCAGCAAGAACAATTACAACAACTACAACAAGGTTCTGAAATGATTAAAAATATGGGTGGTGTTGATGCTGTTGGTGCTGATTTAGCAAGCAGAATGGGTATGTAGATGAATAAGGATGAGTTGTTAAGACTTAACAATGTCTTGGTTGATAAAGACGGATTTGAAGTTGTTGCACTTCTTTTGAAACAGTTGGGTGCGTTTGAAAGAAATTATAATCATACCGCATCAGATAGAGAAGTATTTATGACTCAAGGTTATAGAAATAAAGGATTATGGCTCCTTGATAATTGCTTTAAGGCCAATCCTGAGAAGTATATCGAGTTGTTAAACAAAAATGAAAGGGGAAATTTATGACACAACAAGATTTGACAAATAAGGCTGAAAATTTAAATGCAGAATTAGATTTAACTCCACCTCAAAGTGTAGCTGATGATTCTCAAGATGAGGATGTAAAACCATCTGATGATAACTTAGATGATGATTCAAGTAATGATGATAACGCTAAAAATAGTGAGGGTGAGAATGTAGAGTTGTATGGTGCTCCGGAATCATATGACTATTCTGAAATTGAATTGCCAGAGAATATGGTTCTTGATGAAGAATTGGTTAATCAGTTCAATCCGATTGCTAAAGAACTAAATCTTTCAAACAAATCCGCAAATAAGTTGATGTGTCTGGGTGTAGAATTAGCTAAGAAAAATTTTGCAGGTGTAGAAAATATAGCTTCAGAACTACAAAATGCAGAACGTCTATCTTATGAAAAATTGTTGGTTGAAGATACAGAGTTTAAAGCTTTTTCAGATGAACAGTATGATCAATATCTTTCTGTCGCTAATACTGGTATTAAAGCCGTTGCAACACCAGAATTTCAAGAGCTTGTTAAAGCTAAAGGTTTAACTAAACATCCTGCGTTTATTAAAACTTTCCACGCAATTGGAAAGCTTTGTTCTAATGACAGGGTCCCTAATGGTGAACCTGTTGGGAAATCAGAACGACCTGCTGATATTTTGTATAACAAAACAGGAGGAAATGAACAAGAAAATTAGTTCTGCAAGAGTAGCAGTTAATAACTCGTAGTACAAAAATTTGAGTGTTTTGGTAGCGAACAGCTTTATTACCACACTCAAAAATATATTTAGTTATGCAAAGACAATGTGTGTCTTGCTATTTTGAAAGGAGAAATGAAATGCCAAATGTTGTTGGAGAAACTTATTTAACTCTTAAAGACAAGTTAGCACAAACTGAAAACGGTAAAATTACAAGTACAGTTATTGACTTGTTATCTAATACTTCATCTGTTTTAGAAGATGCTGTTGTTGTAGAGTGTAACAGCGGTCATCATCATAAAACTACTGTTAGAAACGGCTTGCCTGAAGCTGAGTTTAGAAAATACTATGGTGGTGTTAGCTGTTCTAAAGGTGAATATACTCAAGTTACTGATGCTACTGGTATGCTTGAAGTTTATTCTGAAGTAGATAAATCTTTAGCAGATTTGAATGGTGATGTTAATCAGTTTAGATTGAATGAATCTCAAGGGTTCTTAGAAGCTATGAACCAAACTGTAGAAGAAAATATTTTCTATGGTAATAAAGATACTAACCCTGCAGGTTTTGATGGTTTGGCTAATCGTTATAATAAAATTTCTACAGCGGATGATAAAACTATCGGGAATTTTGTTATTGATGCCGGCGGGCAAGGTGATGAAAATACTTCAATCTATTTTGTAACTTGGGGTAACTTGCATACTCATCTTATCTATCCAAAAGGCTCTAAAGCAGGTTTACAACACGAAGATAAAGGCCCTCAAACAAAACAATTACCAGATGGTAAAATGTATGAAGTTTATCGTTCTCATTACAAATGGGATGTTGGACTTACTGTTCGTGACTATCGCTCTACTGCTCGTATTGCTAATATTGATGTGGCAAACTTAAATGCTACTGATTTGATTGACAAAATGGTAGATGCTTGGGCTGCTATTGAAGATTATGCAAAAACAGGAAAAACTGTTATTTACTGTAATCGCAAAGTTAGAACCGCATTACATAAACAAGCTATGAACAAAACAAATGTTCATTTATCAATTAGCGAATATGCGGGTAAACCTGTTGTTGAGTTCTTAGGTATTCCTATTAAAACTTGTAACAAAATCTTAAACACTGAAGATATTGTTCCTAAAGTTGCTTAACCTTTCTTTTTAATACCACATCGGGGTTTGAGGGTTAATCTCGTTACTGCTATCAGAAATGATATCAGCATAACCCTCTTTGTATCACATAATTAAATTGATAGGAGAAATTAAAATGTTATTAGATGCTCAAAATCTTTTTTCTGATGCTCAAAAAATAACTACAACTGCAGTATCAACAAATGTCGTTTGTTTAGCAAAAGGTTTGTTGAAAGAAATGGCTTTTGGAACTCCAATTCCTTTTATTGCTCAAGTTGTAGAAAAATTTGAAGGTGCTACTTCCGTTAAATTGGTAGTTGAAACCTGTGATGATACTGAATTTAATGAGGCTGAAACTTTAGTTGAAACAGGTGTAATTCCTGTCGCTGAACTTGTTGATGGTTATAAATTCCCTGTAGCTTATGTTCCAAAAGGTAACAAAGGTTATATCCGTACAAAATACGTAGTTGATGGTACTGCAACTGCAGGTGCTATTACTGCAGGTTTTGTTGCAGCTCATGATAATTCTTATCAAGATATGTAATTAAAGTTTTGTGTTGAGTCATATGCTCTCCCTTCTTAAACCTCTATCTATTAGATAGGGGTTTAGGGATAGCATAAATTTAAGGATTAGAGAAAATGTCAGAAAATAAAGAAGAAAAAAAGGAAAAAAAAGAATTTGGGAAATTTGATAGATGGGAAGTTATGAATGCAGTTGATACTATTATCAGAGCTGAACAAATCAAGCTTGATAAAGAGATGATGAAATATGTTCTTCCTGAATTAGAAAAACAAAAACAAGCTCTTGACAGAGCCTCATCTGCTGCCGAAATTCTTTTTGGGAAAAAAGAAAATTAGTACATACAAAATGTTGAAAGGATTAAAGTAATGAAAGTAACAGCAAAAATTAAAATCTTTTATAAAGGTTCTATTTATAAACCAGGTGAAAAGGTTGATATTAAAGGCAATATTGCTCCTTCTTGGGCTAAAGAATATAAGCCTGTAAAAGAAGAAAAACAACCTGTAAAAATTGAAGCTGATAAAACTCCTGAAGAATTGGAATCTGATAAAAATACTACAGAAGAAAATTCTGATGAGTATGTTGATAAAACTCCTGAAGAATTGGAATCTGATAAAAATACTACAGAAGAAAATTCTGATGAGTATGTTGATAAAACTCCTGAAGAATTAACAATAATTCTTGATAATCTTATCAATAAGGCTATTGAAAAAGATATCATTATTGAAGATGCAGATAAAAAATCTGTTATAGAACAAATTATGGAACTTGAAAAAAAGTTAGCTGAGGTTCAAGAATAATGTGTGTAATTTCTGCGTTAGTAGCAACGGGTATGACAACTGCAATGGCTTGGGCTACTACTATTTCAACTGCGGCAAGTCTTATCGGAACCGCAGTTGGGGTTACGTCTAGTATTCAACAAGGTAAAGCTCAAAAAGCTCAATATAATTATCAGGCGGCTGTTGAAAGACGTAATGCCCAAAAGGCTCAAGCTAATGCTGAACAAACTCGTCAAGAGGGCATTGAAGAAGCTCGTATGCAAAGAATGAAAACTATTCAAAAAATAGGAGCTCAACAAGCTGCAATGGCTGCTAATGGATTTGATATTGCTTCCGGTACTAATCTTGATGTAGTGGAAGATACTGCTGCAATTGGTGAATTGGATGCGTTGACAACAACTTATAATGCAGAAACAAAAGCTTTATCTTATGAATCTCAATCAGAAAATCTTACAAATCAAGCTAACCTTGATGTCATTGCAGGACAAAATGCTTATCGGGCAGGTGTTACTAATGCTATTGGCACAGGACTTAAAGGACTTGGTGATGCGGCAAAAGTTTCAGCAGATTGGTTTGGTAATAATTCTGTTGGAGTTAGTACAGAATATAATACTCCGACTGCTTCAAATCGTAAGTTGAAAAGTGGAAAAGGATATGTTGGTACTTTACCAACTTTTTAGGAGTGGGAAATGAGTTTTTCAAGAACAAATATTTATAATATTGCGTTATCTAATCTTGGGGTTTCTACTCCAATATCAAATTATAATGAAAAAAGTCCTTATGCCGTTATTATCAATAACTACTATGAACTTGCCAGAGATACTGTTTTAGAAGCTCATGAGTGGTCGTTTGCTAATGCATATAAGGAATTAGCTTTATCTCAGTTTAAATCACCAGACCCTAATTTTTCTTATGCGTTTGCATACCCAAATGATTGTATTGCTCCTCGAGCAGTTATTGATCCTGCTGACAGAAAAGAAAAAAAATGTATTCCGGCTATTGATGAAACTACAGGTGAAAAAATTATTCTTACAAATTGTAATCCTTGCATTCTTAGATATACAAAAACTGTTTTGAAAGAACCGTTTTTTTCTGCTGCATTTGTTAATGCGTTAGGACATTACTTAGCTTATATGTCAGCTCAATCAATATTAGGCTCAGGTAATAAAAAGAATACAGAATTGCAAGATTATCAAATTGCTATTAGACAAGCTATTGTTACAGATGCTCGTAAAACTGAAGTACACGATCAAGATGATTCTGATTTCACAGATGCAAGGAATTGATTAATATGGGAACAAGAATAACTCAATCAAGTTTTACAAGAGGAGAACTCACTCCTCGTCTTGATTCAAGAACGAACTTAGAACAATACGCAATAGGTTTAAAAACTGCCAAAAATGCCATCATTCATCAAGAAGGTGGGATTTCAAATCGAATGGGATTGGAATATTGTGGCATTGCTTTATATAATGATAAACATACTCGTTTGATGAAGTTTGTTTTCAATTCTGAACAGACTTATATGCTTGAATTTGGGGATTATTATGTTCGCTTTATTAAAGATGGTGGGTATATCGTTTATCCGGAGGAACACGATAAAGCGGGACAACTTGTTCAGATATCTTCTCCTTATCCTGCTTCTGTTTTGTCACGTCTTAAACGTACTCAATCCGGTGATATCCTGACTCTAACTCATCCTGATTATCCTACTAAAAATTTAATTAGGTATTCTCATTATGATTGGGTAATTGAAAACGCTGTTTTTCAACCGGAAATAAATGCTCCAACAAATGTAACTGCTAAATGGACTGGTGATACAGAATCTAATACAAGAACTTATAGTTATGTTGTTACTGCCGTTAATCCAGATACTAATGAAGAATCTAAACGTTCTGCTGTTGCTACTGCAAAAGGGCATAGAGAAGCTAGTTGGTTAACTGATGAATATATGACAATTAGTTGGACTGCTGTATCCGGAGTGAAAGAATATAATATTTATCGTGCTGTAAATGGTGTATATGGTTATGTTGGAACATCTGAAGGCACAACTTTTACTGATGATAATATTGAACCAGATTTAAAATCTACTGCTCCTGTTTATAGGAATCCATTCTTGAATAATAATTACCCGTCTTGCTCTTGTTATTACCAACAAAGAAAAATGTATGGTTGTTCAAATTCTTCTCCTCAAACTCTTTGGACATCTCAAACAGGTGCAATAAATAATTTTAATGTTTCAAGACCTTTAGTTGCGACAGATGCCGTAACTTTGAATATGGATGATAAAGAAGTTAATGAAATTAGACATCTTGTCCCATTGAAAGATTTAGTTGTTTTGACTTCTAATTCTGAATGGTCTGTTAATGGTACGGATGGTATATTTCAAGCTAATCCTACTCCTGCTTCTGTTGTTCAATCTAATTATGGTTCTTCTCATGTTGAACCGATTGTTTCAGGTAAAAAAGTTATATTTGTACAAGCAGGTGGTTCTGTAATTAGAGAGCTAGGTTATGAAATAATGTCTGAAGGTTATGATGGTGATGAATTATCCTTATTCTCATCTCATCTTTTTGAAGGGAAAGAAGTTGTTTATATAGCTTATTCCAAAGAGCCTTATAGAATTATTTGGGTAATTTTTAATGATGGAACGGCTGCAACTTGTACTTACAATCCTAAACAAAAACTTTGTGGTTGGACACGTTTAGTTACTGATGGTTATTTTGAATCTGTAGATGTTGTGCGTGAAGGTTTGGAAGATGTTGCATATTTTGTAATAAGAAGAAATATCAACGGGCAGGATGTTAAATTTATTGAAAGAACTAGAACTAGAGTAATAAATGATGCAACTCAAGCTTTTCTTGTTGATTGTGGTCTGTCTGCAGTGTTTGAGGAACCAATAACTCGTGTATCCGGTTTGGATCACCTTGAAGGTAAAACTGTTATTGTTAACGCTGATGGCGGTATTATTACAGATTTGATTGTTCAAAATGGTGAAATTACTTTGTCTAGTCCTGCTAAATCTATTATTGTAGGTTTACCTTATGAGTTTGAAATTGAAACACTTAATATTGAAGGTGAAAATACTCAAGGTTTAAAGAAAATAATAAATTACGTAGTTGCTAAAATTTATAAATCCAGAGAAGATTTTATATTTTGCGGTTCTGATGGTTCAGAGTTTAGAAATGCTAGATCTGATGAATCAATTGATGATACAAGTTTGTTGTTTTCAACTAATATAGGTGCAACTATTCTAGCTGTCCCTCAAGATGATGCGGTTGTTCGTATAAAACAAAACTATCCATTACCGCTTACTATACTTTCATTAAGTGCGGTTGTGGATGTTCAAGATAATGAAAATAATTAGGAGAACATTATGGCTGAAAATTTATTTGAATTAGTCGGTAGAGTGGGTTGGATGGATATTTCAACTACAGATAAAGGTACTATTATTACCAAAATTAATTTAGGTGTAAAGGTTTCTAAAGAAGAATGGAATAATTTTTTTATTACCTTCATGAATTCTGCTGAATCTAAAAAACGTATCGCAGAACAAATTGCTGAACAATGTAAAGAAGGTGATTATATTCGTGTTAAAGGTGTTTTACGTGTAGATAAATTCACTCCTAAAAACGGAGAAAAAGAAGTTGAAAAAGTTTCTTTAATTGGTTGGCTATTTAATCACGTAAAATTTGATGAGTTTGAAAAAAGGTTTATAGATGTATAGAAAACAAAAAAATGAGTCTGATGTACTATACATCTTGAATCATTTAAGAAATGATGACGAAGAAGAAGAAGTTC